AAAGTAGTATTATCACCAAAGTAGCGGCGTCTGAACCTGACACGGAAACCGAAGAAGAAGCCACAGAACCTGAACTCGAAAAGGAAACCCCCATGGAAATTCAAGCAGCCGCCGAAATAGTAATTCCTACCTCACCCATTTTTGCTTCAGTCAAAAAAGAACCTCGTATCCCTAACGCTTGGGAGTACATGGCCGCCATGCACAAGGGCGGCGACGCTTGGATTAACGCTCAAAAAGTTTTCCAAGATTACCGTGACTTTCACCGTGACCCAATGGTTACCGCTGCCGCTGGCGATGAATTCCTGACCTCAGTTCCAGGCCTCTTAACTCAGGTCACGATGGGTCCTGTGTTTGAGGACATTAACTACATGCGCCCTGTTGTTTCGGCACTTGGCGCAAGAGCCATGCCGTCGAGTCCGTCAAGCACTTTCAACCGCCCAACGTGGACTACCCACCAGGCAACAGCCACAGCACAAACTGAAGGTGCTGCTGTCGCAACTCAGACCGGCGTGATTGCTAACAACACGGTCACAAAGAAAACTTTTGCAAATAGTGCAAATATAAGTTACCAGACATTGGACTTTACCGATCCCGCAGCATTGCAAATCACAATCAACGACCTTATCGGTGGCTACATGGTTGGTACCGATAACGAAGCTGCTGACAACTTGCTGACCGCCGCTACTTCAGCTGGTGTGTGGGACCTTACGGTTGCTGACCTTTACAAGTCAATCTACGACGCCGCTGTAGTGACGTTGACTGCAACCAACATGTTGCCTACCCACATGTTTGTCGACCCAGCAACTTATGCACTTATCATGCAGCTTGCCGATACCACTGGCCGTACTTTGTTTGCCAACCTTAACGGTGGCTTGTCCGGCATGAACAGCATGGGTGTCGGTAATGCAACGTCACTTAGTACTGACGCTAACCGTAACGACCAGGGCCCACTTGGTTTGAAGCTTGTTGTTGACAACAACTTTGCCGCTAAAACCATGGTCATTATGAAAGACATCGGCTTTGAAATCTATGAGGATTGGAAGGGCATTATGTCGCTTGACCAGCCCACCACTTTGACTCGTGCCGTATCCACACACGGATACTTCTGTACGTTCAAAGCCAACGGTTCAATGATTCAGAAAATCACCCAGGCATAGTCGAAAGGCGGTTAGCCGCCCATGGCTGTATACCAAATCATCTTTGCTCAACTGCTAGACAACTATGCAGTGGTGCAAACACTGACCAACCCTGAAATACAGGCTGGCGAAAGCATTGTTGTTGCTAGCGTTTCGGCAACTTTTAATGGCACCAAAACTGTTTACGCTATGCCCCAATACGAATTTATTGGTGTAAACACTGAAGGCGATTTGTTGTTTGATTACAACGTGCCGATACCGAACCAGGTGCTTTATTATGTTGCTGGCACAGACACTGACCGTTACGCAGTAATCCCGCAAGGCACACTGACTCACACGCAAACTTGCACTTGGGTAACAGGGCCACAAATCGCCACATATTTGGGAATTACTACAGCGGGCGACGAGACAGCGTTTCTAGTTCAGGTCGCTTCAGCAGCAAATAATTTCTGTTATCGCCGTCGCCAAGAGTCCGGCTACACAGATTCGCTAACGACTTCCCCCGGCGGAGATGTCACGCTCGGGACTTTGATGTACGGCTCAGCCCTGTACCGCCAGCGTGGATCGGTTGACCAATTCGCCTCGTTTACAGATATGGCGTCAGCGCCCACTATAGGGCTCTCAGGCATTGTCAAACAACTGTTAGGCATCAGCAGACCACAGGTCGCCTGAAATGGCTTACACCGACTTCCTGAATGAGGCCCTAGATGATCTGGTCACTACTCTCCAAACTATTTCGGGCCTTCGGGTTGTTAACGATCCTCGCAATATCGCTCCACCTTGCGCTTTTGTTGATGCTCCGACCGTCGAGTCGTTCAATTACAACATTGTCAAAATGACTTTCCCTGTCACTTTGATTTCTAACGGCCCAGGCAACCTAGACGCCTTGCGTCAGTTGCTTGACCTGACGTCATCTTTAATCCTAAAAAATGTGGCAGTCATGTCAGCCTCACCAAAAGTTGTTACTGTTGGCGGAGCAGAGTACGCCGGATATGAACTCATCATCCCGATACAAGCACAGAACGGATAACCCTATGGATCGTTACGTTATTACTTCAAGTCGAGTTGGCGAGATCGGCACAGCGTTTGTCGCTAGTCCGTCTGACGACATCGCCTGGCTGCTTGAGGGCGGCTTTATTCAGCGTTCCGACACTCACCCGTCCAAGGGTGCTAAATTAGCCAAGAAGCCCGACGCGACCGAAACACAGAAAGATTGATCCGTCATGGCAACAAGCACAGTCCTCTCCAATCCAGTTTTTAAAGTCGGTGCCGTGGACCTTTCGGACCAATGCACTAGCGCAACGCTGTCGCAAAAGACGACCGCTCTGCAGGCTAACGCTTTCGGCTCTACCGCCGTTTCGTACACTGCAGGTTTACAGGACAACACTTTGAGCGTTGATCTGTACTGGTCAACAGCGGCCTCAGAGACTTACGCGACATTAAAATCTTTGCTCGGCACAGTGATCGCTTCAATCACCATTCAGGGTTCATCGGCTGCCACCAGTGCAACAAACCCGATCGGTACTTTGACTAACTCGTATCTCCAAGAACTCCCAGTGGCTTATGCGCTTGGCGAACTCACAAAATGCACCGTTCAATTTATGGGCGGGAACTTCACTTGGGCTGAAGCCTAAACAACCTCAACAGAAATGAGCCCGACATGAAACTTACTATCCGCTTTGATATCGGATACGGACCCGCCACGATCACGACAACGCTCGCAACGCTTGTCGCATGGGAACGCAAATTCAAAATGAAAACCAGCGACCTTGCCGACAACTTCGGTATGGAGGACATGGCGTTCATGGCATGGCACTCCGCGAAAGTCCAGACCGAACACGGTCAAGCGATCCCGGTGGAGTTTGACTCTTTCGTTAACAAGCTTGTGGACATTGAGATCGTGAATAGTGAACAGGGAAAAGTTATCCCGACGGATCATTCCGACACTCATTAGCGCAACTGCTGGTCCTGACGGGCTACTTCCCTCATGATGTAGAGTTTGATGTTGACGACCTCCTGACAGTCGCTGAGATCATGAAGGAGAGGTGACGCGATGACGATGCAGGTTCAGGGACTGAAGGCGTTGCAGAAGATTCAGCCTGAGGTTAAGAAACAGTTCTTTAAGGACGCTAAAAAGATCTTGCGTGTTGCCGTTGACGAGGCTAAAAGCTTGTATCCCGCTGAGGACGCAACCAAAAATAACGGTGGTTTCCCGTCTGGTTTGTCGCGTACTTGGGCTCCTGGCGGTCGCTCGTTGTTTCCTTACTCGCAAGAGAAAGCGGTTGCGGGTGTAAAAATTGAGACGTCACTATCTAAAAAGAAAGACGCCGTTTTAACCATTGTTAATAAAGACGGTGCTGCTTCAGTCATTGACTATGCAGGATTGAATAACAACAACGCTTTAGGTCGGGCCCTCAATGGGTTGGCTAGTAGACCCCGCATTATGTGGCGTGCCTATGAGAATAATGCAGGCAAAATTGAAGCCGAAATGAAGTTGTCGGTGGATGATGTTATGAAACAAATTAGCGCGCTAGAGAAATTGGTGATCCTGTAATGGCTATTCGTATTCCGATCATTACCGATCTACAGGATCAGGGAATCAAGAACGCGAAGATTGCTTTTGGCAATTTTAAAACTGCCGTAAGGGATGCTGAGGGCGGGCTTGGAAAGTTTAAGGCTGGCGCAACTTCCATCATGGATTCTGTTCAAGCGCACGCTGGTGCTTTTGCTATCGCTGGTGGTCTTGCTTTTGGTGCATGGGTCAAATCTGGAATAGATGCTTTTAAGGATCTTGCACTAGAAGCCGACAAATATGCGACCGCCACGGGCCTCAGTATTGGTGACGCGTCACGATGGATTGAACACGCAGGCGACATTGGCGTACCAATTGATGCCGTAGCTACTGCCATAGAAAAAATGAACCTTGCGGTCGGAAAAGATCCTGACCAATTTAAAAAATTAGGTATAGATCTCGCCTTTACAAATACGGGCGCGCTTGATGTTAACGCATCATTCCTTAATACGATCCAGCACTTAAAAGATATCAAGGACCCGGCACAGCGCGCTAAGGAAGGTGTAAAACTTCTTGGTCGCGGTTGGACCGCCGTTGCTCGTTTGATTGACGAAGGCTCTACAACGATCTCTGATTCTTTAGCAAAAGTTTCCGAAGCCAAAGTTATTTCACCTGAGGAATTAAAGAAGGCTAAAGAGTATCGCGATGCAATGGACAATCTTGGCGACAAGATGGAAGATGTCAAAATTAAAGCGGGCGAAACTTCAATACCAATTTTGACTACTCTCACGAATATTGCAGGCTATTTGCTTGATGCAAAAGGGCTCTATGACTCCTTTATCAAAGGTGCAGGAGATGCAGTCAAAGATGTTGCCTCAACTATTGGTGAAGGTTTCAAAGACATTTTCGGCGGATTATTTGATAGTGCTGATCAAGAACCGATAGTGGTTTACGCAGAAAACATGAGGCTCGCTCGAGAAGACACAAGACAATTTGTTGAGATAACAAAAAAAGCACGCGAGACTGCACTTGGACCACTTAAAGTTGTTTTGAATGACACTTGGAAAGAAATTAAGAATGTTGATCAAGCATGGAAAGATCTCACGGGCCGACTTGAAGTAAATGTAGCAATAGATAATGCCAAGACATCTATAGATGATTTGCGCGAAGCAGCTGTTAAAGCGTTTTCTACTGGATCTCAGGAAGATATTGCTAACTACCGTCAACAACTCCTAGACGCAACTCAAAACATTGCTGACCTAGCTGCAGGAATGGATGATTCATCGTCGCATCAAGTCAAAATTTTGGTTGACAAAGGGGATCTTGAGGGTGCTTTAGCGTTAATTGGTCAGATAAAAGCATTCCAGACCACTTATGGAAATGTCAGTGATATTGGTGCAGCAATCGCTGGTGCTAACAAAATGGTTCTACCTCCTGGTATTGATTTCAGTGGTTTTAAAGCTTCAGGTGGATCGGTCCAAATGGGTAAGTCGTATTTTGTGGGTGAGAAAGGTCCCGAGTTGTTTACACCCGGCACGTCTGGCGGTATCACCCCCAACAGTGCGCTCGGTGGTGGGACGACAGTCAACGTCACGGTCAACGGTGGAGACCCCAACAGTATCGTGAGAGCCCTCCAGCAGTATGTTCGTCAGTCAGGCCCAGTGCCTGTCAACACTCGAGCCATGTAATGCCGTCAACTACTTGGCAGTTTCTCCTTAACGGATCAACGGACTTCACAAGCAGTGTCCTATCCATCAACATCAGACAGGGACGCGAAAAGTATTTAGACAACTACGCTGGTGGCTCAATCGCTATCACTATCAACAACAACACAAACCTTGCTAATAATTTTAGTTTCAACGACAGAGTGTATGCAGCCAATGAAACTTCGGGTACTGGTTACCGTGATGTGTTCACAGTCCAAGAAATCACTTTCAATGATTATCCCGGCAACACTGGATTAAGTACTGCGACGATCCTTTGTGTTGATCCTTTGGGCAGATCGGGCCGTTATCAAGCAACCGATGTTGCTTTAACGCAGACGCAGACAACTTCCCAGATGGAACAATTTAACTTAAATCCGATGCCCGCCGATTTGACGGTTACTGATGTGTACTCAACTGTCGGCGATTCTATTGCTTCAGCCCAAACCTATACGGGAACAGTCCTAAACCAACTGAATCTGTTAGAAGCTACTGAGCGCGGGATCATCAGGACTGAGGCTTACGGTAGTTACACGAGCCAATGGATTTTCCCGTATTCGCGCAGTTCTATAGATGACAATGTGGTCACCTCATTCACTTTTGGTCGTGACACTTCTTCAACTGTTATCGCATATTCAGATTTTGAGCGCATACAAAACGGCACTTCTTTCATCAACACTGCAACCATTTCGCCGACAGGATTGACGGCACAAACCCGTTCCAATAGTTCGTCGGTTAGCACTTACGGAGCAACCTTCTTCAGCAGCTCCACCGTTGACTACTCGACTACTCAGGCACAAAGTAACGGCGACTGGATCGTTAACACTTTCTCAGATCCGATCAGCCTCAGATACAAGGTTCGGTTTTCCGACCGTATGCAAAACGCTGCGGCCTACGCAGTTTTTTTGACAGATTTTCCTAGCATCGCTTTCACGCTCGTTTACCAAGTACCCGGTACGACAGCAAATATCACGGTGCAAGTTGTTTTGGAAGGCTGGACAATAAGTGCCACTTCACAAGAAACCGACTATGAGTTGTATTTTAGTCCGCTGACGTACTACCAGTTCTTTATCCTTGATAGTGCAACTTTGGGAATACTGGGTGGTGGCAACATCACTTACGATCAACCCGAAATCACCTACGACGAAACAGGTTGGGTTTATAATGATTCAAATGCAGATGATACTGCTTCACGATTAGGTTGGTAACAAATGGCTATTACTTATCCCACAACGCTTGACGCTTTCACTAATCCGACAACGACAAGCCTTCTCACGTCGCCTTCGCACGCTCAGCAGCACAGTGACATTAACGATGCGGTTGAGGCACTCGAGGCGAAGGTGGCTATCGGTAACACGGTCCTCGGGACTTACACGGCATACACGCCGACTTATAGCTCTTTTACTCTTGGCAACGGAACAGTTACCGCCAAGTATTGTCAAGTAAATGACTTTGTTCATGTCATCGGTTCCATCGTTTTAGGTTCTACCAGTTCCATTACTGGCAACTTGGGGATCGGCATGAATTTTAGTGCTGACGCAATGTATTACACCCCAACGACTTGGGTGATGGAAATGGGGCAAGCAACCCTTTATGACACTTCCGCTGGTGCAATAAATTATGGTGTCGTTGCAGGCGCGAACAATTCGACAGTTATGCAAATCTTCTCACAAGCCGCCAATGGAACAAACGTTGCTAGAAACTTGGTAAACGCCACTACGCCTTTTACTTGGGCAACAGGCGATGAGATCAAATGGAATGTTTACTTTAAGAAGGCATGATGAACCTATTAACACCCCACGAAACTGAAGCACCCGCCGAATGGCTTATAGAACGAATGCGCCTGCGCCGTGACCAACTCCTCATCGAATCCGATTGGGCGATGATCGCAGACACACCAACCGACAAAACCGCATGGGCGACCTACCGCAAACAGCTGCGTGACTTCCCTGCCACATGGACCCCAGCCCCAACCGTCACCTTTCCTGAAAGGCCCTAAACCATGGCAATATCACCTAACGACAACTTCACAGCTGGTCAAGTTCTCACCGCTACAGAATGTAACCAATTTCCTCGCGGTGTCATGCAGTTTGCGTCATCTTCGACAAACTACACCTTGACTACCTCCGATGTGATTGCTACGGGCATGACCGTCACATGGTCGGCAGTCGCTAATCGTTACTATAAAATCACCTACTACGAACCACAAGTACAAACACCGACAGCAGTATCAGGATATGTCAACCTGTCAATCAAAGACACAAATGCCGCAGGGGCAACGATGAACTATGGTCGATTACAAACATCAGCCGCCGTTACAATCACTGGAAACGTTTGTGTAACCGCCGTAGTTACATATGGAAGTTCGGCATCCAAAACTGTTGTTGGTACTGCTTCAGCAAACGTCACGACGGGCGCACCAACACTGCAACGAGCCGCAACATATCCAGCATTCATACTTGTAGAAGATCTCGGTCCTTCCTGATGAATATTGCTAACCCTTCTAAAGCGTTGATCGCTCTGGTCGCTTTGATCGGCATGATCGTCCTCATGGCTATTGACGGCATAGATCGTGCAGCAGGCACCAACGTCATTGTCGCTATTGTGTTTTACAGCATCGGCAACGGTGTCGGAGCCAAAACAAATGTTCCCGTTGAGCCAATTATCGGTAGAAAGAAAGACAAAGAATGACGACCTATCCGGTACTGCCGATCATTATGCCGACAGACCTGACAGGTCAAAAGAACGGTTATGTGGTTGCAGCAGTGTTACGGACTATTCAAAAGCCTTCAGGCAAAATGGAACAGCACGCCGCTACCGCCTGGAACTGCTTGCAGTTAGCCGCCTATTTTGCAGAGTTGACATTAAACCAGTCGGGTGCCTATCGGACTTACGCCCAACAGTTAGCCCTATTTAACACTCGCTACTCGACTACGGACATGGGCCGTGTCCCGCAAGTAACCCGTATTTGGCAAGGCAAGGTTTACTATTTGAAGCCTGGCATGAGTCCCTGTGCCACACCTGGCTCGTCGGATCACGGGTGGGGATTGGCGATAGATGCAGCGAACTGCACCGAGGGATCAGCGTTGTTGGCGTGGCTTTTGGGTGACGGTTTCGCTACTTGTGAAGCCCTTAAATACGGTTTCACTTGGGCAGTCTCAGACCCCAAAAACCCTAACTTTGAGCCGTGGCATCTACAGTACGTCACGGGGGACACTTGGACCCAAGGCGTGCAGGACATGATCAAAGTTTTCCCCAACCTCGTCGCATAGATGACTTGACATCCGACCTGCGGGTCGGTAAACCTACTCCCGACCTCGGAAACCCGACTCAGGAGGAAAGATGCAATTATCATTGTTAGCGGAACTTGATGTTCCAGCCGAACGGCTCAAGTATGAAGCGTTTAAAGAGGCGAACCCGTGGGTAATGCCCGCACTACTGCAGATGGTTTACAAGCTGCATATTCAAGGGCACA